TTCTTCATCATAAACTTCATCTACGACAATAACGTCATCAATACCACCATCAACACCGGCTTGATATTTGAAGATATAAGCATCGCATATTCTTTGATATAACCTTTCTTTTGCTTCTGGGTTATTAATAACCTTTTCCACAAAATCTTTACTTTGAAATTTGAATTCGCCAAACGATTCTCCGGTTTCAATATCTACGTCATCCATAGTATACCAAGCACCTGATTGTTTAACAATATCAAAATTCTTCATGATGTTTAACCAACCACCATAATTGTCAATTCCAGAATCATAATAGATTTCATAATTGACTTTACGATGTGGAGGCCCCATCCTGTTTTTAACTACCTGTACTTCTGTTTTGCTACCTACAACTTGTTCTACACCACTTACTTTAGCTTTGATCATTCCGGTATTTTTCAAACGCAATCTAACCGAAGCATGAAATGGAATTGCTTTACCACCTGCAGTTGTCCATTGGTCGCCAAATGATACACCCATTTTGGTACGTAATTGATTGGTAAATATGAGACAAATACGTTCGCGTGCAATCCAATTGGTAACTTTTCGCATTGCCTTTGATAATATAATGGATTTGCTAGTTGCATAACCATCCTTATCATACTCAGCTGACATTTCAATTTTTGTAGATGCACCCATGATCGAATCCACTACAATTGTAACTAAACGATTTTTGTCTGATTTACGTACTCCTTCAACAATAGTTTCAATTGTTTCAAAAATTTCTTCAATTGTCTCTAAAGGAACATAAAGCATTGTTTTCAAATCAACGCCAATTGCTGTTAAGAACTCGGAACTTACTGCGGCTTCTGTATCAATGTATACTGCCAACCCGCCTTTCTTTTGCGTTTCTGCTAATGTGTGTGCAGCTAACAATGATTTACCAGATGCTTCCAATCCGGTAATTTCAGTGATGCGCCCAACGGGAAAACCTCCATGGGCGCGATTTGAAATTGCTAAATCGAGCATCGAGCAACCAGATGATACCCATTCTGTTACATTGCTTGGAGCATCTTCATCGCCATCTAAAAAGAATGCAGTTTTGAGTGCTTGACCTTTAAATTGCTTGTTGATACTTTCTGCCAATGTTGATGCTAGAGCATCTTCTATTTCCAGTTTACTTTTACTCTTTGCCATTTTATAACCTCACTGTTAGTTGTTGAATAAATCATCAAATGCAGAAGCAACATCATCAACTTTTTTAGTTGCAGCCGGCTTAGCAGCTTTTGCTGGAGCAGGAGCTTCTTCTTCATCGTCCGAATCAACATCTGAATCTGCATTTTCTGGATTCATCCATTCTGCTAATGCTTTTTCTAACTCTTCATAAGAAGGTTCTGGAAATAAATCAGTAATCGTAGGTTGATTCATGATTTTTTGTGCAATCTCTTTGTCTTCGGTTGCAGGTTGTGTATTAGGCTTAACACGAATTGCAGTCTTTGGATAAGCTCCGCCTTCTGCAGGTGTAAATTCTACATCAATATCACGACCATTCATTAAATCCGTAATGTCGCCATAATCTGGATCTGAAATGATTGAAAGCAATTCTGTATAGATTGTTTTACCAAATCCCCAAAATTTAACACCTTCAGATTCCTTACCACGAATGATTACGGGAACATAGGTACGCATTTTAGGTTCAATCTTACGACCCATTAGCCAATCTTCTTTATCTCCGGTCTTTTTTAGTTTGTCTGCAAATTCTACGATTGGATCTGCATTGCCAAATGTAATTGGAGATAACATGGATTTTTTTCCGATGTCATAATGAAAATACAATTCTAAAAACGGATTTTCTTTGCGATGAACGTAAGGTACAATTCTTACTCGCGTTTTACCTGATTCAGGTTTCCACTAATTTTGTTTTTTGTCATCAGATTTGTTTAACTGATTGAGTTTCGCTTTGATAGCGTCTAAATTCAAGGCCATTGTTTAATTCCTTTTCTTTAATTGGTTAATAAAATATAAAAATATAATTACAATATAAGTAATTAATTCGTTAATTCAAAGTTAATTGTTAAATTTCTTTTACATATATAAATATCAGTTCCATGTAATTTTCTTGAAGAAAATCAAGTCAATTACACGATATCCTGCATCATCTGTTAGGATAAAAGAATTTTGATATTTGGTCCAATCTAATCGATATGATTTGTCTAATACACCGTTATTAACAACTCGAATAACTTCATTAAGTGCATTAACGGTATACAATGTATTGGTTTCTTTTTTGCGGTGAATGCTAATTGTATTCTGTCCCCGTTGTGTTCCGGCGTCTGCATTGTATGTGCAATATAAATTGTCTGTAGCTTCCGCATTGGCAAATACAAAGATTCTGCGTTCTGGTATGGTATAGCTTTGTTGTATGTAATCTGATACTATGTTTAAATCTGACTTATGTGCGAATGTGCAAAGTAGTTGTGTTTTCAATTCATTAGTCCTTGTATTGAGCTGCAGATACCCCTAACTGCGATGTTTTAATATTTAGATGATTTTGATGAAAATTAGCTATATTTGTAGATAAATAATAATGACCATCTGCTTCGGTATGTTGTAATGAATTTACAATTGTAGATGATGGTATTAAATTTAATGTTTTATTTGATGTAATTATAAGTGCCCAATAATCGATATTTTCTGAAACGTGCTTTGCAATATATTCATCTATTGTAATACAAAATCTTCGAGTAACGCTTTCTAAATAATCTATAGTATCAATATTCATATTATACATTATCTTTCGTATTTGATCTTGTAAATTTTTAATTGCCGTAAATGGATAATCTAGTTGTAATAATTCTTTAATCTCTTCTTGTATGGTTTCTTGATTTAATGTTTTGAGAATATTTTTATTGATATCGGTAATACCCAAACTAGATGTTTCTAACTTTTTTCCAGTTATTAATTCTGCTAATGCTATAAAAGATCTTAAATACATGATTGCATCTTTTGGTAACATACCAAAATCAAATGTAATATCATTGTATGCTTTCAATGAAAATCTAGTGCCATCTCTTGTTACAACATCAGATTTTAAATCATTTTCGATGCCCATCGATGGTATATTTTTTACAGCTCCTTTTACTATACCCTTAAATACAATAGAAAACCATAATTCAGATGCATGTCCGTTTTTAATTTTAATATTTGTTTCTATAGCATCATATAGTCGAGCAAATTTACCTTGTATTCTAAAAGGTCCAGGCTGTATTGATACTTCAGGAGTTTTTGATTGTATTATGTTTATAACCTCAACATCATCTTGTAGTTGATTATATAATACTTGCAAGCCGCCAATTGTTTGTTCTGGTACTGAATACTCTTTTTGTATGTATTGTTCAAACTCTTCTGCATTTGAAAATTCTGAGATAGGTTGTGATTTTTTTGACATTTCTATAGTATCGTCTTCGTTTAATCCTTGTGCTCGATTAACTATAGTACGTGCTTCTAAAGGAGTCAAATCAGTCATTTCTAAAATAACATGATATAACAGTTCGTAGTCCTTAGATTGAGTTGGATATCCTTTTGGTAATCTGTAACTCCATTCTGTTAATATTGAATCTATAGTCATAACGGTAATTTATTAAAAAGGTTGTTCGACGTCTTTAGTTTGAGCATTCATACCCATGTAAATATAATATAAATTTTCTAAAACTGCAAGTTGATAATTCCATATTTTAACTAAAGCTGTTTTTATTAACTTCGGAGTCTCAGTTAACTCATATGTATTAACACGTGTAAATGGAATGTTATTATTAGCTAATTGATCAAGCCGAGATGCATAATTTGCCAACATTTCTCCATCTGTTGTTATTAAATTAGATAGGTATTGACGCAATGCTGAATTTTCTTCTTTAAAATACATAAGAACATTTTCACCATCAAAATATAAATTGTCTAATACTTCAATCATATCTTCTGGTACTGGGCGAGATCCTAAACTACGTATCATGTTAAATACGTTCTGCACATTAGATTTTTGTCTATATTGTTCCATGAAACGAGCAATGTCTTCTACAGCTTCCGGGTCATCAGACCATTCATACCACATTTCTTCTTCAGCATCCGGATGATCAATACGTGTTGTGTCACTTATAACATCATCAAATACATTCATGGTACTTGCTACATCTAGCCAATTATCGTTAGGTCCAATGTGGTATTCTAACATGATGTTTTTTGTGTTAAAACGTTTAAGTTGTTTTTTGAAAAATCGTTTCATGATAATCTTTTATCTTTATTATAATGAGATAGTTTTCATTTTATCATAAATATCGCCGACTTTACATTTCACCGGCAAATTTCCTTGTTCTAAAACGTTCTTGATAGCAGGAAGCAATTCTCGTGCTTCTTCATAATTCATATCAAATAGCACAGAGTCATATGTATACAATACTATGCAACTTTCATATTCTCGTAGCAAATCTTGTACTTGTTGCAATTTGCGTACGGATACTTCGGTTTCTATGGCCTGCAGATAGTAGTTAAACAATTTAAATGCTGTCATATTTTGAACTGCATCTTTGCATATACTACGTTTCGTAATAGGCGTATAAATACAACCTGCACGTTTCCATTTATCCCATAATGCGTATACAAAGTCATTTACTTTGCGAAAAAATGGTATTGATAAAAATTCAGAATCAATTCCTCCGTAAAGCAAACGAAATGTTATGGCTTTGCTCTCTGCACGTTGTTCTTCTGTTAACGTTTCGGTATCAAAATAAAATCGACCTAAATAATCATGTATAGAAGATGCGGGCAATTCATAACCAATAGCCGTTGCAATCAATCTAACATGATATGAATCAAAATCCATTTCAACTAACGCTCCTCGTTCAAAGCGACTACAAAATGCTGCTCGAGTACCATCGTCTTTGTTCATTGCTGCAAAATTGAAACCTCCAAATGCATTACTAGGTCTACCTGTCGTTGTATGATAATTGTATTGCGAATATACACGTTCATTATGAATTAATTCTGGCATACGAAAATCATCAGTAACTGCTAATCCTGCAGATTCGATACGTGCAAATACTTGCGGATATACGGCATTAAACTGCAAATATGATTCTGTTAATTCTGCATTAACACACATTGGCCAAGCATAGTGTCGAATCTTTTGACACATTGCTAAATGTTGTTGCAATGGAACAATGCTATTAACTGCCGGTAAGTTCGTGTGACGTCGCCAATAAAAACGATGTGCTGCTGTTGGATAATGTGATTCATCATATGCTTCAGCGTATGTATACCACCACAACGTCTTAACATCCCATACGGCAGCATTTCCTCCCGTTTGCAGCCATTGCTTCTTGTCATGAACAAAGATATTCTCTAGAGCTAAAAACTCCGGGACAAGCTCAGTAAAGCCCCTTAGTTGTTCAGAATGACGAAATGGAACTATGCGTTCTATATCATCTTCCGTATAAATGTATACAGCACATAGTGTATTTACTGCTACATGTTGTGTGGGACTACAGAATATGGGAACTAATAATGTTTTGCGACCCCGAACATAGTTCAGAGTATTGCGAGCATCTTCTATAGTATCCACAATCATATATGGATAATAAGAAAAAAATCTTAAGAATCCAAGCCGTTTATGTCTATAGGTACAACAATATCAACATCGGAATAATATTGAATTGGATTTGCTAATACTACATTTATTCCTGGCATAGTTTCTTGAGCTATTCGTATTGCATTTAAATTTTGTTGGATTACGCTAGGTATTTCTACTCCGTTTTTATATTGAGTTTCAAGTGGTCCAGTTATAACCCATTTAATTGCAATGGTTTGATATAAATTTTTATCAATTCGTTTAGCTAAATATGCATTGTATTGTTGTAAATCTATTTCTATAATCTTTGATTCATTTGTTTTTTTAATAAAATATCTAGTTATAAATCCAGCAACGCGATCGGATTGATTTATAATTGGAGTATATGATTGTGGTGTTTGTGTCTGAACCGTTATCGTTTTTAATTGTTTGTATAATGTAACGGTTACCGATTCTGTAACAAATGGTAATAATTTCATTGATTTTTGAGGATTCCATTCTGTTTCAGAATATACTTCTCCAGTTGTATATGTATGATATGGTCCAATATATTCTGCACCTGATTCTGTTTGCCATTCTGAGCCAGTTGTGTACAATGCTTTTGTTATTTGATTTGGAGTATAATGTAAACGCAATCTAGCCATATCTTACTTATTTTTTAATTCGAACTCTCGGATTACATTTGATTTTCGTTTGCCATTGTCCGCTTGCTTGTACGGTATGTGTAATTCCTAAAACCGTAAATACAAATGCATCTGTATATCGTTTTGGTAATCCATCAAAATTTAAAACATCGCCAAATTTAAATCCGTTAATTCCATCGATTGTAAATTCTAAATCCATTGGAAATATAGATTTTGTTTGTTCAATTGAATCTTCTATATTTTCATAGTAAAATGATACATAATTTTCCAATGCCTTTTCTAAATTATCAATTATTTCTGGCACATCTGGTTTTAAAACGTAGTCATATTTTTTATCACCCAATTCTAACAATGCAGTTTTATGTCGTTGGGCCCAATCGCGTTGCAGTTTAATTTTAGCATCTCCATCTGCATAAATATATGGATTATATGCAGTTTGTTTTTGAGTACCAGTATTCCATGATTCAACACCAAATATCATGTTTTTTACGCTAGTTGGAACATTTGATGTTAACGTAAACTCTCTAACAACTGATGCTCCTGTTTTTGTTGCAAATGCTGGCAATGTAAATTCAAAAACATTAGTTGTAGATTTAGTATAAAATGAATCTGTATATAACAATACATCTGGAATGGTTGGATGTTGAACCAATACCATGTTAATTGCTTTACCAGTATGATTTAATATCAATTCGCTTATTCGAATCAATAAATTTTTTATAGTAGGTTGTTTATTTAAATCACCAGGTGTTCCGTCTAATGATGTAATAATATCTCTAATAACTAAAGAATCAATATAAATTCTACTAGGAAATGCTTCATTATTAACAATAAATCCAGGAGAAACTGGTTCTACTTTTGGAAACATTTTTAAAATTTTATTTCGATCTGGCTGTTGAGCTCGCGTAGGATTTGAATCAAAAAAGTATTGATCAGTTACGCTATCTGATTTTCCATGCCACAATAATACCTTTAAAGGATTGGCGGAAACTAATCGCTCATAAACATTGCTAAAACAAAACTTATCATCGCACGTAATAAGTGCAGCTTCATTAATATTAACAAGTAATTTCGTATTGATATGATCAATTAAATATGCTAAACTAATCATTTTTTTAAGTTTAGGAGTATTACTAGAACCTATATTATATGGCGTTCCTACGATAATTCCTTTATCAGTAGACCCGGGCGCTAAATATTCAAATTCAGTTTGTGCATTTTGTTCATATGTTTTTGAAATTCCATCAATTTCTGCAATTAAACTTGTATATAAATTTTGAATTTGACTATTTTGCGTAGTACCTGTAGTATCAGTTTCTTCGCCTTTATTAATATAAACCTGAACATCTACGTATGTATTAGTTGTACCAATTGCATCAATTGATACTGAAACAGTACCATCTGAATTATATGTAAATGAAAATGATGATATTCTACCTTGAAAATAAAATTCATTCATTTTACGCAAATTTGAAACATCAATTCCTGGATATAATTCCCGTAGTTGTTTAGTAGATGGCAATTTATCATCGTCTAACATTGGATCTGTTATGATAGCTTCATTAGGATGTGCAATTTTTAAACGTATGTGCCGGCCGGGCTTACAATATATTTCTTCTATTTCAAATAAATCAGTAGTCCCATCAAACACCATTATAGTAAATGTTGCTTTATTTAAATGCCCTTTTGATTGATCTGTTGTTTCAATTGTTACGTCTTGTATTACTGGCGGAATTCTATGTGCTGGACGAACTGCATCGTTTAAATATCCGAATGGTCCAGATGGCATATATGAATTTGCAATTGGCGTTAAACCTCCCAATATTCCGAAGCCGCCTATAGGTGCTGCATCGGCAGTTGGTTTTGATGCATATGCTTCCAACACAACGCCAGCCATTTTACCTAACATAAAATCAAAAGCTTTAGTTGATCGATCGGAAACGCCTGATGCTCCGCGAGCTATTAATTCTCGTTGA